GGATAGTTTGTTGTAGTTTCGTGAAGATTAAATAAACGATCAAAATATTCATCCATTCCAATACTATTGCGAGTGATTCTTTCCATCAAAGCAGGAAGATCGGACGCAGTAAACCGTGATGTTGCAAGGTTAGTCATTATGGTAGCTCCTTTAAAAGCGAGTTTGTGTTTTGTGGACCCTTACGGCATCCGTATATAATTATAATACTTCTTACAAAAAAGGCGGGTGTAAAACCCGCTCTTTTTCATTCGGCATCCTCTACCTTTTTCTTCTTAGCACCAATATTATACTTGGTCTCTAGAATCCAATCTCCCTTGTCCTTATAAGCAAGAACTTTGATTTGATTCAAAGGAGCAATATCTTGAATCTTTTTAAGATCAACAATTGTAACCAAACCCCAATCTGCAATTAATTGAGCGATGCGATTACGACGCTGAACATCATTTACAGTCAGATTTGCGTGTTTGCCATCGAGAGCAAATAATTCTTTAAAATGAACCAGGTAATATCTACCTTGCTTATGAAGAATATGGCAAGATTGATAAATTTTCTTTTCTTTTCTTGAAGCAACTCCGATACGGGTCAAAGTCTCACGAACCTTTAGAAAATCATCAGGTTCATTGAGAATCACTTCCACCATTTGGTCGGGCGTCCACTTTACTTCAGGTTCTTGAACTACACTCATTTTGTTCCTCCAGTTTCAAATTTCGATTTTATAAATGTTAGTTGTTCTTTAGTAAGAATCCTCAAAGCCTGTTTTGCCTTTTCATTACTATATCCATAATAACGTTTGACATAATCAAGATCTTTGATTTTATCTTGTCGGAGCCAGGGAGAATATCTCTTCTTTTTCCTCAGACTATTTATATAAAAGTCATATTGCATCTTCTTTGGGAGAAAATGATATTGGTTCATTTCATTTGCAAACATAATACAATCAATATGTCCAGAGAGACACCGATTAATGATATATGGTGCATATTCCTTCTCAAGCGAAGGGTCTTCGTCAATCAGATGTTTCTTTGTTTGATTGATCGAGTTTAACCAGTCCTTCAATTCCATAATTAAAAAGCAAGAGTTCTTTACGTTGTTTTTGCTCACGCATATATTCACCAACTGAACGCATCGTATAAGTGAGGTCAAACTCAGCAGCGTTCCAATTCTTAAACCTATCTTTTACAAGTTGATCTGAATTATAACTGATTAACTGGTCCATATCATTAGAATCACAATCAGCAGCAAACTTATCGTGATCAAATCCTTTGTGCATTGATCCTTTATTCCCATAGAGATTATCCTTAATGTCATAAGGAGGATCAAGATACATAAAAGCACCCTTGTTCCCATCCATTAGATAATCATAGGAGTAATTAGTTATACGCCACTTGGAAATTAGTTTTGAATACCCAGGCAACTTTTCGATCCCTCGCATTGAGAAGTTGGAGACGGATGCCTGTTGTGAAAATGAAGAACTCTCTGTGAGACCACTGAAAGAACACTTATTAACAATATAGAAAGCCACAGCACGATCAATGCTAGGCAAACTTTGTTCATTGATTTGCTCCTTTGACTTTAGGAAAAGTTCTTTAGCAAGTTCAGGAGTGTTATAAGCAAGTTTACAGTCAACTAACTCATTCTTCAAATCATTACCAAACATCTGGAGTTGTTGCCAGAAGTTTACAAGAGGTTCGTATAGATCATTTACCCAAATATCTAGGTTGGGATACTTTTTTGTGATATAAATTGCAACACTTCCACCACCAAGAAATGGTTCTCGAAACTCATCATAATTGCGAAGGTCTGGGAAGTAAGGTCCCATCTTTTCGCAAGCACGGGACTTGCCTCCAGGATACCTCAAAGGCGTTTTAAGAGATTTCATCACAAAATTACCTCCATCATATTCAAAAGTTGACCAGCATCAATTTGCTTTTCGGTTGGGACAATGTTAGATTCTAGCATTTTATAATCACCACTTTCCAATTTAAAAGTAGCACCAGCACCATCACATTCAATTCGAGAATACACAGTATCCCAGTCAGTATAAGCAATAGACATATTCTTAGTGTCTACAAGAAGCATGTATTCAAATGTTTTTTGAACGTCTTCTTTTTTCAATTCTTTAATTTTCTTTTTTCCTGGACGTTTGTTAATCAAAACAACACGCTTGCAACTGCCATTTTTATTAAAAAGACCTAAAGATCCTTTCATTTCATAAAAAGTTCCAGAATTATCCACAAAATCCCTACCATCTTCATAATCACCAACATAATTCAACTGCCCACCACTCCATTTTGCAAAAGATTTTTCTTGCAAATATGTACGAAAAGTTTTAAAGGCATTAGATTTCATTTGCTTTGTGTTTGTTGCCTTTACACAACCAAAGAATTCTTCAAGATTGATGAGAGAGAAATCAATTTTCATAATCAGGTTTGTTATACTTAAGGTATTCAAAAAAAGTAAGTTTCATTTCCTTCTGCGTCATACCACAATGCTTTGCTGCTTGTGGCAGATTCATCTTAGAATAAAAGAGTGCTTCATTTGCCTCTCTTACATTTTCGGGAGTTGTTTTCACCGGAACTTCTTTAAGAAGTTTATTATCAATTTTATAAGGGTTCATTGAAACTCACACTCCGCCATAATTTCAATCAGTGCTGCTAGGAGATTAATTTCTTGGTCAGCCACGAACGCAATTTGGTATTGATACTTAGCAATAATAAGAACGGCAGCAGGGATAGACTGGGGAAGTAGAACAGAGTAAAGGGCGTCATAAACCCTGCGAAGAATGATAGAAGAATCGTTGTCCAAGTTGGCGACCACCCACTTTCGGACTTCTGTGAAATTCTTTTCTTTGAGATATTTAATGAGATCATTTACGGCAACGTCAGAGAAGGATGCAAGAATACCAGAGTCAATTTCTCCACCAACAGAGTATCGTTGGCATTCATTGAGAACTCGCCTCCAATCAGGAAAATGTTTATTAATCAGTTCGGCAAGGACTTTAGGATCATATCGTACACCTTCCGAATCCAGGATGTCCTGTAGACGCTTGAAGAAGGATCCTGCCAACTGGGTTTTTTCTTTACCTTTGATTCCGAACTCGACGACGGCACATCGGGAGTGGAGAGGTTCAATGATTTTGTTCTTGTAGTTACAGGTGAAGATGAATCGGCAGTTGCCAGCAAACTCCTCAATAAACGCCCGTAGTAAGAGTTGAACGTCGTTTCCCGTGTTATCCGCCTCATCAATGATGACGACTTTGTGTTTAGCATCTGACGAAAGTGAGACGGTCGAAGCAAAGTTTTTCGCATTGTTTCGGACAGTATCGAGGAATCTACCTTCGTCGGATCCATTGATGACATAAAAATCTACTCCCAATTCATTACACAATGCTTTTGCCACGGTGGTCTTACCTACACCAGGAGGACCACAAAGAAGCATATTTGGAATTTCGCCTTTATTTAGAAAATCACTAAAGGTCTTTTTAATATTCTCAGGAAGAATACAGTCTTCAATTGTTTTTGGGCGATATTTCTCAACCCAAATAAAGTTAGAACTCATAATCAAATCCACGAAGGTTTACGTTCTGGCATACGGAGATAGTTGTCCGCAACCCAGGGTTTGGAAGCAATATACATTTTGTATGCAGTGAATGTATCAATGCTTTCATCAAGTTTGTATTCGTCAGGCATAGCACGAACGAATGGAGTCACCTCAGTAATCTTTCCTTTGGGAAAAAGGTAGTATGCGGCAACAAGAGTATTGTAGCACGAATGCTGCTTACCATATCGCAGAGTATACTCATCACAAAGGTTCATTCCGTGCTTAATCAACCAGTAAGCATTGTCAATAGTCTTTGCTGCCCATTGAGTACATGGGTGATTGCGAAAGGCACCCTTCTCAGTTGCATAGGAGGTTCCGTCTGCTTTAGGAAGGGTGCCGTAGTTGTGATACCACTTGGATGCCACGATAGAAAGCATTTGACAACATTCAAGAGGCATCTTAACAATATGCTTGTCTGGAAGGCAAATTGCCGACTCAGCAGGAAATTCGTTCGTTACAAAGATGTTCATCAGAAACAGTACTTTTGAATTGCATATTTTACTTTTTCTGGTTTATCTTCCATCCAATATGCTTCGTGTTCAATTCTTCTAGGGGCAGTAGAAGCACTTAAAGAATTTTTAATATCTTGAAGTTTATTGGATGGAAGAGGCATATCATTTAGTGATATGCCAAATGGTTTGTATCCATTACAAAAATGACCAACGTGAGTACCTTCATGATAAACAGTTTCATTAATATAAAATTTTGGATCAAATCCACTATATTTAATATTTTTGGTGCATATTATAAATTTTTTACCAAAGTCTGCATATCCAAAAAGATTTTTGTTACTCCTACAATGACCAACATTTTCACTAACAGAGTATTTTGCTTGATAAATTTGATTGAGAATGTCTTTTGCTTGTGGAGTAAGGTACAGAAGAAATTCCATCAACTAAAAGTAGAATCAGGTTCCAAAGCAACATAATACTGCAAATTGTACTTGGTGTTGCTGAACTGTGACAGAAGTTTTTCTGACACAACCACATCATAAGCACCAGGAATAATCTTGATGTTCTCAACCTTAAAGTTGAAGGTGAACTCCTTATCAGTCTCACCAACCACGATGGAATACTCATTGGAAGTATCGTTCTTCTTATCACGAACAACCAGTTTCACAACACCTGCCTCACCAACCGCAGAAAGATCAGGAAGTTGATACACTGCTGCTGCCTTAAGAAGTTTCTCCAGAGATGCGTGTTCTAGTTGAAAACAAACATCCGAAGAGGGGAGTTTGATTTCCTTCTCGGGAGGGGAGATGATTACATTAGGGTCAGCATAGAAATACTTGACACGACGCTTACCTTCACGAATTGTAATGTAAGAATCATTAGTAAAATCCAGTTCAGGGTCTTGGTGAAGTCCAAGACCATTTAGAAACTGATTCAGGTCATAAATTGCAAAATTACGAGGAAACTCTTCGATAATATCTGCTTCAGCAAGAATATTCTTTGCTACAGAAATGGTACGGAGTTTAGTTCCTTGCTTCACCAGAATAGAATTATTGATTCCAGCAAAGTTCTTGAGAATGGTGAGAGTATTATCAGAAAGTTTCATAGTTTTGTTTTGGAGTTTCACTTGTTTTCAACAAGGTTGAGATGATTAATCAAAAGAATAGTGTAGTGCAAAACTTTGAACAAGTCAGCACGAGGAGTTCCTTTGCTGTCATAACGATCAGTGTACTTAGTAATGTTGCCAGCACAGAAACCTTCACGACGATTATGTTTGATTTTATCCAGTGTCTGTTCTGTTCCACCAGCAGTCCTATCAACATAATGCTGATTATAAGTGCCAGCAATATATTCTTCAAGTTGTTTCAGGATTTTATCTTCGTTGTATTTCCAGAAACCATTAGTATTTGTGTTTTCAGTCATAGTAATAGTAAAATTTGAATCAATCATAAAGGGAAGGCACATTTTTTACCTTCCCCAATTATATCAGAAAGGAGCGGGTTGGTCAACGTATTCTACGGTCAGTTCGGGACCAGTAGAAGGCATCTGGAAGTCAGCATCCACCTTATCATAAAGTTCAAGGAAAGCAGTCTTGGTTTCCTCATCAAAACGATTCACACAGACTTGAATTGCCTTTGCCTTATCGTTGAAGATGCTGTAGGCACGGATGATATGAACCAAACGGCGAGTGCTGATGATTTCCTCAATACCACCATCATAGAAGGTCTTGCGGATAATATCCCCCCAATCAACCAACCGCTTGCAGAAGTCACGATCCTTCACACCAAGATCCAGAGCGATGCCTTCAAGGATCCTCTGCTCGATTGCAGGGGCAGGATAGGACTGCTCAAAGGTCACAGGGAAACGCTCTAGGAACGCCTCGTTGAGCACGTTGGTGCCAATGAACCTACCGTCGTCAGAACCCTTGCCCTTGGTGTTTGCGGTGGCAAATACGTTGAATCCAGCAGCAGGTTTGACGAACTTACCGATTTTCTTGAGGAAGACACCCTTACCTTCCAGAACAGATTGAAGACACAGAATCTTGTTAGAAGCAAGGTCAATCTCATCCAGAAGCAGAATCGCACCACGTTCCAGTGCCTCAATCACGGGACCATTGTGCCAGGCAGTTTCACCATTCACAAGACGGAAACCACCAATCAGGTCATCCTCATCAGTCTCAATGGTGATGTTGACACGAATCAGTTCACGCTTAAGTTGAGCACACGCTTGCTCAATACTGAACGTTTTACCATTACCCGAAAGACCCGTAATGAACGTTGGATAAAAAAGATTGGAAGAAATAATTTTTTTAATATCGTTAAAATTACCAAACTTGACGAAGGTATCATCTTTATCAGGAATAAGGTTTTGTTCGGCAGCAGGAAGAACTGCAGGAGCACTGAAAGATCGTTCAATCTCCTCAACACGTTCTTGAGTCACTTCCAGATTCCAACGACCACGATCAGTTTTAAAAGGTTCCAAACGACGAGTTACGGTTTGATAATTCATATTACGAGAAGCACAATAACCACGAATATCGCCAGCACTCAGATCAGAACCAAACAGAGATTGGAGATCAGCGATCAGTTGTTCGTCAGTCACAGAAATT